AAGGACACCGTCTAAACTTTTATTGCTCATATATAATACTTATGCTGAAAATTGGTGGTGTATTGCTTTTTGACTATGCGTTTTTCTTTGCCATCTTGGTAGCAGTAGCATACATCACTGCCTCAGCATCGTCACCATAACGGTCTTTAAAATCGCCTTTGGCTTTTTTCATACCTTTGACGTACTTTTCTTTTGCTTTTTCTTCTGGTTTTGTAAGGCTACGTTCTAGTCTTTTTTTTTGAAGTCTTGGTATGCTTGAACTAGTGCTTCTTTAATTGAAGATTCAATTTCTTCATCCGTTTTGAGTGCCATTGGATTATCTCCACCTGCAACTTTTGGATAAGTTTTTTGAATTCTGTTTGGACCACCTGATAAATCTTTTGTCATGTACTGTGTGTCTTTGTACTCAGGATTAGGTGTTGTTGATGCCTTGCCTGGAACTTCTTCAGTTGCTGGTACTTCTTCTGCTTCTGGCTTTGGACCTTCAACTGGTGCTGGAGGAGTTACTCCTGCATTTTTGAAAATTTGTGCGATAGCATTCATGTCTTCTGGAGTATCTCCATACAACATTACTTGTGATGCTTCGTTAAGATGTGTTTTCTTTACATCTTCTTTCATTTGCTCTTTATTTTGAATAGCATCTATTTTTGTTAAAAAATCTCTTATGTCCATGTTATTATTTACCTTTCGACTTGCCTGAAATAGGTGACATTTTGTTTTTGCTGTCATCTGCGTTTTCAGTTGCTCCGCCATCTTTTGGTGCTTTAATATCACCTGCGGCGTCTGGTGCTGGTCTTTCTTTTCTTTCTTTTTCTAATTCTTTTAATAAATCCATTACTCTACTCATGCCTGCTGACTTGTGTTCGTCTTTGCTGTCTTCATACGGTGAATTTAATTTTGCTTCATATGGAGCATCATCTTTTTCTGCTTGATATTCTTCTTGAGGCTCATTTGGATTTCTCACAATGATATGACTTTCAGGAAGATTAGTGTATGTTTTTATGTATTGTTGTAGAACTTGTGTTGTTGTTGGGTATTGTAATTCTGTTTCAAAGTATGTTGTTCTTTCGTTTTCTAGAGCAGGAAAATCCAATGGTCTTTTTTGTATTGGAGTTTTTTTACCGTTGCTCATTTTAACAACTACAAATTTTGCTAGTGCTGATTCTAAAGTGTCAGCAAAACCTTCTGGCAAGTCACCCGCTACCCCAATTTTAAATGGGTACGTTTTTGTGCTTTCTGCTAGATATTTTTCAAATTTACTTGTCATTTTTGTCATCTTTTTCTGCTTTGTTGTATTTATCCATCTTTTTAAGTTTTTCCAATAAACTGTTACGGTCTGATATCACATATCCTTCGCCTTGTACCACATTAGTGTCAGAATCGCCCGCTTTTTGGTCTTGTTTTTGTTTTTTAAGTTGTAAATCAACCATCTTCAACTTTTTATCCATCTTTGCTACTTTGGCATCAAGTGTGGTCTTCAACATATTGCCTGCCACTTCAAATATACGAGCAGAGTATCTACTTTCTACATTCATGCCTAAATCCATTAAGTCTTCATAGGCACTGATTGCTCTGTTGCCTACATCATCTAATTCAGAATCACCCATTTCTCCCAATCCTTCAACTTTTGGTAATGCCGCCGCAATCTTATCAAACTCCGCAATATCTCTCATTGTGCTTTTTTGCTGATCAATACTTTGGGATTTCTTTTGTGCTTTTTCGTCTTCAGCCTTAGATTTCTCTTGTTCTTCTTTCAATATTTCCTGCGACTCTGGAAGGTTGAGTAGTTCTTCTAATTTTTTGGTCATAAATGTAATTTTATTTAGTGTAGGCTATGGTGTCCGACTTGTACTTTTTGATTTGATATCCAAGCGATTCTAAATACTTTTTGCAGTTGTCTGCTTCATTGCGTTTGTTTTCGAACATTATGGTAGGCATATATTTTTTAATTGTGTTTTCTGCACCTTGACATACTTTTAATTCATACCATTCCACATCTATTTTTATAAAATCTACGTCTTCAAAATTGTAATCGTCTAAACATTTTACAGAAACTTCGTGTTCAACGACACCTCTACCATATCTTACAAGACTACCATGAACAGGATTTCCAGTTCCACCAGGAACCTTAAGTGTTTTTATTTCGTGTTGATTGCCTAAAGCAACATTGTATTTTTCAACTGTATCTGGAATATGTGGAAATGTTAAAGGACTGGGTTCAAATGCTATCACTCTTTTGAAATCTTTTACAAATGGAGCAGATGTGTCTCCGTTGAAAGCACCAACGTCTATGTATGTACGGAAGTTTTTAATAAAGGCCCACGCCCATTGTCTTATTTTTTTCGTACTCATTTTGTGCCATGGAAGATATCTTTTTCGTTTATTACTCTAAATCTGAATCCTTTATTCTTGCACCACATCTGAGCACTCATCCATTTTGCTTTGTTAATAATCAGTTGTGCTTGATTGTATTTGTTTTTGCCAACCTTTTCAGTCAATGTTTGATTTTCTGGTTTTATTTCAATCACTTCTGCATGGGGTCTTCCATTTTTATCTGTGTAAGCAATAAAAAAATCTGGCACATATATTGTAAATTTTCCTGTGAGTGGATGTTTATAAGGAATACGTATTGATTCGTTTGCCCATTTAGATATACTAGGACTTTCATCACAGAATCTCATAAAAGCAAATTCCCAACTGCTACGGTATAAAGGTGTTCGACCACCAACATACTTGTCAGGATTTTTTATTTGAAATCTTCCTTGAGCGAACTTCGCCATTGGATTATACCACTATGTTGCGTTTTTCTGAAAGGCTGTTTTCAGTTTTAACTTTGTATCCAAGTGATGATGTGTTGGATCTATTGTGGTTTAAAATTTCTGTGACAATATAACTCAATTGAACTTTATCCATACCTTTTAGTGTGTCTAATAATTCAAAAACTTTTACTCCGTCAATTTTAGCCTGTTGTAGTATCACTGTGGCTGTTGATATACTAGCAGTTCTTTCAAATCCTCTTGACTCAAAATAACCTACGACTGCGTCAACATCATTGCTTGGAAAAGAAATTGTATCGTTAAAATAATTGTTAAAAAATTCTTTTACAGGTGCATTACTATCTGTGTTTGTTTTAGGTAAATTTGTCATTATCTGTTCCTTATTAATGCTTTAGTCGCCGCTTTAATTCCTGATCCTAAATTAGAAGCACTTCTTCCTATGAATGTATTCGGCACACCATATGCTTGATCCGAAGTGTTTCCGATTCTTCCAATTGCTCCTGTTAATATATTAAATCCTTCTTGTTTTAAACCTTCTTTGGATAAATTTTTAGCATTTTTTAATCTGTTTGCTGTTCTTATTATTGATCCTAAAGTTATCTTTCCTCTGTTGGAACCAAGTTGGCTTCCAATGTAAGTGTATGGACCATCGTTGGCTCCAAACAATCCTGACAACACTCCACCTGTGCCAAGTAAACTAGTTGATCCGCCACCTGCTAATGAATTAGGTGAAGGAGTTTTATCATAGTGTTCTTTTCCAAATCCTGCAGGCGCACCATTGGCTTGTACTCTGCCTCGAGAATAAAACACTGCTTCATATTCCACAATCATTTGATTTTGTACAGGTGCACTTTCTTGATTGTTCATTGAATCATGTTGCCATCTTTGTATAATTGGATTTACTAAAGTGTAACAAGTGAAAGTTTTTCTTGCCATCTGATAAATTTGAATGCTTGTAAAAAAAGGTATGTTAGCATCATTATCTAGACCAAATCTATTATTTGTATTTTTCTTATTTTGTAGTCCACTTATTTTACTGAAAGGTCTTTCTGTACTGCTAGACTGATTTCCTACAGTATCTTTAGAACCATAATTTCCGTCATTGAAATAATATCTATAATATGTTTCCCATAGTGCTGTGGTTACGCCATAGTTATCATCATGAAAGGTAATGTTTATAGGATCGTAAGAAATTTTAGTTTGTATTTTTCTTTTAATATTGTATTGTTGTGCTGTTATCATGTCCACGGTGTATTGTGGTAAGTCTACTGCTTTCACCAGCATATTCAATTCTCTTTGATGATTGCTTAATGGTGGATCAGTGATAGTAGCCTTAGGATTAATATTGAATACAACGTGATATAAAAATTTTTGCTTGGGTGCTAATCTAAAACTGTCATCAACATACAGCCTAGAAGCATGGCTGAAATCTGCTAGATTTCCTTTTGGATTTAGTGTTCCTTTAAACACATTATCTAAAAAACCTTTGAGTAAATTTGCCATATACTGTATTTATGTAAGGGAAAAAGCGGTAGTATTAAAAACTTAAGGCAACTTATAAAGCCGCCTTAAGCACTGTTGTATGTAGATTAGCCTTGTGTAGTAGCATCAACTGGTGTTGAGTCGCCAGTTAATAATGCCACACCAATAACGATTACAAGAATCGCTACGCCAATCCATAGTTTTTTATTTTTTAACATTTTTTTCATGGATTATCTCCTTCTTGGTTATAACAAAAAAGGGGCCTGAGCCCCTTCTCTGAATTTATAAATGCTAATGATTATTAAGCGCCGCCGCCTGTAATTAAAGTGTTTACAGTTCTGCCCACAGCAGTTCCTACGCCAGTGCCTTGTGGAGTTTGGATAGCATTGTCGTATCTCAATGCTAACGTTACAGTAACCGGTTCACTTGTTTGATATGCTAACTGATTGTAGTTTGCTGATTCAATGTAGCAACCGTACAGTTCAAATGTTTCTAAAACATTCACTGTGTTGGCACCATTTGCGCCGTCTGTAATTTCTATTTTTGTTACGAATTTGTAGTCTGAACCTGAAGCCGCCGCTGATTGTTCAAAGAAATCAAATTGTTTCTGAAGTTGTTCACCAACAAGTTTTTGTACGTTGTTGCTGACATCTTCTCTTAAAGTTAATGTAACAGTTTCCCAAGTATGTTTACCTGCTAGATATACTTTAGAGTTGTAAACATCAATAGTTGTTGTTTCAAAACTTAGATTAGGTCTTGTAATATCTACAACTTGTTTTGTAAGTTCAGTAGTCGGTGTAGATACACCAAAGTTTTCAAGTGATACTCTAAAACGATACTGTAACTTTGGCATTAACAGACCTTGGTTAGAAGCAGATTGGTTACTGTCTAAAGGTACTGTAATTTTTGATAGTGTAGATATACTCATTTGTTTCTCCTATAATATTTATCTATTATAATCCTGCTATTTCACCAGTGTTTTTCAATCTTAATGGTACGTAGATGAACTCTACTGCTTTGACTGGTTCAATAGCAATATCCAAGTACAACTCGTTTCTGTCTATTCTTGTAGGTGTGTTGTTTGATTCATCACACACAACCAAGAAATCAAAAATCGCTCTGTTACCAACTAGTTCAAGTAATAAACTTTCTGCTTGAGCCTTGATTTCATCTCTTGTGATTTTATCATTTGGTTCAAACACATAAGGTCTTGCTAGTTTGTTTAACTGGCTTCTTAAGTAAATTACTAATCTAGCAACGTTGATTCTGTCTAGTGCAGAACTTCCAGCAAATCTAGTTTTTTGTCCGTAGTTTACTAAACCAGCACCTGTAATGAAAGTGATTGGGTTCACATTGTTTGTGTACAATGTGTCTCTTTGACCTTCATTCAATGCTGTTGCTTCAAATTCGCCTTCGCTGTTGATGTAACCTGTTGATGTTGCGTTAGTGATACCACCTCTTCTTGTTCCTGCTGGAGCAAACCATGGGAAAGATACTTGGTCACTTAAAGCAATAGTTCTTAACATCATGTGTGATGCTGGAACTACAACATTGTTTCCAAAGTTGTCTGAAGTGAATCCTGATGGATAAAACACACCAAGATATTCATCTGTGCTTACTAAACCTTTATCATTATCTTCAACTGCTAGGCTTACGTTTGTTGCCCAGTTTTGTAAACTTGTTGCATCTGGTGTTAATCTCATTGGTGAGTCACCTATTATAAATGCTGACAAGCCTCTGTCATTGTTTAATGAAATCATTTCACCAATCAATTCTGGATAACCTGGTGTAGCCATTAAGTTGAACAATCTTGATTCGTCATCTCTAATTTCTTGATTAGAGTTTAACATTGCTTGTAAACTTTGTACAATAACTTTTCTTTGTGCTTTTCTACCAAATGAACCTGAACCATCTGCTTGGTTAGCCGATTCAGTTACCCATCTGTGTGGATAGTAACTTGACATTAATGTATCAGCATCTGTACCTCTAGTATTTTTTGCTGTAACATCTATGCTGTTTCTTACAAATTTCTTAACATTGAAACCTGAACGTCTTGTGTTCCATAACAACATACCTTTTGGATATAGTGCTGGATCTGGAGCATCTGGATCTAAGTAGTCACTTGCTAATAATTCTGCTATTGTTCCTGAAGGAGCAACTGTTGTTGTTCCACCTGATGTACCGTATCTAGCATCAGCAAATAATATTCCATTTTCTGTTGTTTGATCAGTTGAGTCAACTTGTACCCAACTTAAAGATGTTGCGTTCCATTTGTATATTTTTGGATAGTTTTCTAAGTCTGCTGTGCTAATCCATAAGTCGCCTTCAACAAGTGCTGTGCCGTCTGATTGTAC